GTAAGACACACCTACACGGCCACAGTGTAGTGGGATTTTAATTCTCCTAGAATGTACATATATATAGCCTATGCACAAGCTTGAATTTTATCGTCTTCCGACTATCCCGATTTAAGGATCGGGAGCGGGCGGGGCACTCTCATAATACATACGAGGGAGTCCTGTCCACATGTACACTTGAAAATCTTCTCCTGTACTGTACCACGTATCAAGCAAAACGCCATCGGCGTTACTTGAATTGATATGATAGCGCCACGTGGGGTCGAAGGTCTCGACTCCAGTGTAGCTTTCCTCCTTCCCTGGTGAAAATCTATAAAGATTATACCAAGGCACTTCGATCTCGCTAACATTGTTCACAATAACATTGGTGAACGATGTACCATCGAATGCTGACGTCGGAAACTCAGCCGTGGCTAGGGTGGAAATTCCAGCCTGTACTGAGTTATAAGCAGCTTCTGATTTGGACGGTAAGGCAGTGACTGTGTTTGACGCATTCACATATTCCGCCCCGATTCCAAGAGGGTTTCTCTGCATATAAATAGCATACTCATCCGCTGTAGTTTTTGTTCTACGCGGCATCATACGCCATCGCATGGAACCGCGATGCCCTTGAAAGGCATAGCGAACCCAATGGAAAAGTGTGGTGTTGCAATAGTTATACGGCGCAGCAGCCACAGTTAAATGCACGGCATCCGTGATGTTACCCCTTAAATAGGGCATCATACAACGAATACCGACAGTATAGCTGTTACCTGTGCGCAACGTCTCTGTTGCATGGAGCGCCCACCGCTTTAAAAGCGGCCGGAAGGACGCGATAGATTCACCGACAAAAACTTTGTTAATATCGGATAAATCCTGTTCTCCTGGACCCAAGCTCATCGACATCTCCTGCATAGGAGCTGACGGTTCCGTGGTTCCCTGAGATTCCGGGACAATGTCTGAAGATGACTCCATACCAGATTGAGGTTTGAAAACGAAATTTGTAATGTCCGTAGAATCGGGGACAAATACTTCGAAATCATCTCCTGCTGAAACGAAAACATTAATTTGAATATCGTTGTTAGCAGTACTGTTAGGGGTAGTCAATTCGTTAAGAATATAGACAGCTAGTGTTCCATTACCTGGTGCATTAGTGGTGTAGTTTGTTGTGGAATAAATTTCCGTTAAAGAGTCCGCACCAGGATTCGCGTGGTCGAGTAGCGTAAATGGTTGTCCATTGCCAATCTCAATCGTGAAGTCTTGTTCTTTCGAAATGTCTACAATCTTCATGTAGTTCGTGTTGTATTCGACGGTGTCAATATGATTGGGATCATATACAAGCTTAATTCGCCCTTTATGGAACGTAGAGCAAACTATTTGAAACCGATACTTCATAGTTCCAGTCCAATATTTGAACGGAATAGAAGCTACCGCACAAGGCGGAAACAAATACGATTGTGGGGTGAGTCCTGTCTCAGCCCAAGTCACTGGAGTAACACGAGTATTCCACAGCAACGTTTCGGGTGCCGTACCAATAGCCCAACTGAACTGGGTGAGGTAAGATTCCCTGTTAGCAATGTTCCTAATGTTCATAGGATCATCACCCGACAAACCAGCAATTCTTGGATCAATAGTCAATTCTTGCTTGTCATCCACAGTTAATTTATTTACAGTCTGTGGTGTGTTGGTAGTTGCTAAAGTACCAGCATTGTAGGGTTTAAAAGGGTCAGGAGCCCTCGTAATAGGAGGTGCGCAATAACCAAACATTTTTGCAACACCACCTATAACGTCAGCAGCTTTGGACGTTGCCATGGCGTACGGCGCAATAGCCGATATGCCAGACAAAGTCTTAGCTGATTTGGAGATGACTGAAGCGGGACCAGAAATCATTCCAGTCTTGTTAGCTTCATCCACTTCATTACCTGACTGGGCTACAAAGTCCGTGTTAGTAAGCACAGACAAAGATACATCTTCAGCCCAAACAAAAATACTAATGGTAACAACATCGGTTGCACCGTTGGCATGCTTGAGGGCATTAAGAGAGCGTAAATAACACTGTCCCATATCAGTCCAATCACCGTCAGGAATACTAAGGTAATTCTTGTGGTAAAAGAATGGAAGTAACAACTCCCCACCTGCTGATGTGGTGGGATCCAAATACACGTGTGGTAATTGTGTAGTTTGAACCAAATCTGCCGAAACCAACGCTGAGTGGGTAGACAAATCATCAAAAACCGCCAAAGGGTTATAAGCCAAGACCGCTCGTCCATATTGAAAACCATTGCCATTAATGACAGCTTTCACATGTAACTTGCACCTCAATAAATTAAAGGTAGTAATGCGATCAATGACCCTTTGATTCTCAAAGAAATCTTGCCAAGGATTAAATTCCTCAGCAAGGGTGCTTGATGTTGACCACTCATACTCACGAATCTTAATGGGACGACTAAAGAAGTTACCCAAAGATGCGTCGTTAGAATCCTGGAGGCGCCTTGTAGGGTCAACCTCAGAATCAACTACATACATCTTAGTTTCA